TCGGTTTTGAAAGTCAGCGTTGCTGATTGTCCTTGAGGGATTGCGGTGAGGTAGTTGAATGAGCCGCTGCCTTCTCTGTCCTCAAGTGATATCGAGGGCTGAAGCATCACATCGTAAGCATTGAAGACACCTTCGGAAGTAGTCAAAGATTCTGCTGTACCTGGTGTTGCTTCCACCTTTGCGGCAAGCGTGCGTATTCTCTTGAGCAGTGGCATCTATGTTATCTCCTCACTTCGAATGGGTCGGTTTCGCTGGAACGGTAGGTTACTGTCAGAGGCACGCTAACGCCTTGATGATCGCCTTCATTGCTGATGAACGGTTCGGTACTTCCAAACTCGGCAAATAGTGCAATGTCTCGGAACGTGTACCAGTCCGATGAATTCGTTATTGCTTTGCGGATATTACCGGCAGCACGATTCTCCGATACTGCGTGCGGTGTCTCGCTCTTGTCGAGGTCTCGCAGGAACATCTTGACTTGGTATTCAACTTGATACGCGCACGCCGGAGGATTGCCTTCGTGGTCAAGTTCTGGCAATCGGTCTTCACTACCCTGAACAACCAAGATTCGGAAGTTCTTCGGCGTCCAATTGCGTGCGGTTCTGTCAGGCCGAATGACATCGACGACATCAAAATCGAACGAAGCCGCAAGGCTAATCAACTCAAGCCTTTCGACTATTTCGAGTGCAATTCGTTCGGGTATTGAAAGTAGTGCTGATGTCATTTTGCTTTTTTGCCTCGACGAGGCTTAATGTACTTGAGTCGCTTTATTCTTCTGTTTACTTCTTTTTCTAATCTAAGTTTTGCTGATGCTCGTAAGCGTCGCTCACCGCCAGTGCTGCGAATCACTTGAGCTACGTCTACGCCATAGGGAGAAATCAATGGATATCTAGCTTTTCCTTTTCTCTCCCAGACTGTAAACCCTAGCTTTTCCGTATTTGGCCCGAAGGCATGTGGATAAAGAACTCTTGACCCGCCTTTAAGTATCTTGGCAGTAGTGCCTTTAATTGTTTTCTTTTTCTTTTTCTTAAATGGATTAAACTGCTTCGCCTGCTTTACAAGTTTAAGGCCAGTCTTTCTGGCACTTTTTATCATGTCTTTTGATCGCAGCATTTTGAAACGAAATGGTTTCTTTTTCGCTGCCTTTATCTTCGGAGTCTTCCTTCCTTTTTGTGTTTTTGGAGTCTGCTTTGGTGAAAACCAGCGAATCGGAATCTTTGAATCTGTTATGACAAGCTTTCCTGATTGGTCTTCTTTCTTGGCAAACTTTAACTTGATTCTCGAGTCTACAATTGTCTTTGGTGTTTTGCTTGAGCCTTTAGTTTTCGTAATGGCAAGCTTCTCACGAATCAGTCGACCGGAATCTAATCTAACTCCCTTAATCGCTATGTTGACCGAAGCACGCCTTAACGCTGCAACGTCTTCTTGTAATGCTGGAAACTTATCAAGTAGATCTTGCATCCCTTTGGTTTTCGACCTGAAAGAAATCATTGCAAGAGCAACCTTAGGAACCCCGTTGAGTCTGCTTGCACTCTAACAATAGCACGTCGCACTGAAGCCTCTCCTAGCCTCAATGCGACCGCTATTTCATCTCCACCTGTTTCGATCTCTGTCGACGCGATCCCTAACGCCGAATCGTTCAAAACGCGGACTATGATCGACTGCGACTGCACGTCACCTAATTCCGCCACGACGGATAATTCGTCACGTAACACCAATGCGGTTACGCTTCGGCTACCGCCGGCTAGTGGGTAATAGGTGACCGACTCACCGAACTGGTATAGCAGCCCGCGTGAACCGGTCTTTTTGAATTGCGTCGCAAATCGATTCGTCATAGGTTCACCGATTAGGTGGTAATGTTGCTCAACAAGTGACCAGCTTCAGCGTATAGAACCACTTCATCAACGTCGTGACGAACGCGAATGATGCTGCTTCTGGTCTGCTCTTCGCGGTAGCTTTCAATCGAACCACCGATAGCACTGCCGTCAGCAGACCAATGGAAGGTTCGACCGATGCAAGGCTCTCGGAAGTCTGCTCCGGTTGCAATCTTGCAGACCATTGCATACTCACCCGACCAAATCTGAACCGGAGAAGCTGACTGGCCTTCGATAGCGTTGTTCTTGGAGCCACCAGCAACCAAGATGTATGGCAAGTCAAAAACCTGAGCCAACATCTCAACCGTGACGTCAGTAGGCTTGGTTGGATCGCCGGCACCAGCGGACTGAATGCGTTCAACAACCTGGTCGGAGTTACGTAAGTTACGGAACACCTTCTTGTTGATAATTAAAGCGTTAGCCCAGAGACCACTGTTGTCGTAAATCTTCTGGACTGCTGCTTCAACGTCGGTAAGTGGAACGCAGTTGGTAGCGTCGTCCCATTCGTGAGTGATGGCAGTCGTTAGGCTTGCACCTGTCCATGTTGTGGTGTTAAACACCGATGCTGCAACACGTTCTTCTTGAGCACGCAAGACAGCGTTATAGGCACGAGCGGTGCTGATAACTTCGGCATCGAAGTATTCAGCATACATCTCGGCTTCGCGGTCATCGACAGGCTCTTCCGCACCGTACTCGACGCAAGTGTACGAGCCGGTGGTGAAAGTAAACTTGCCGCGATTGTATCCAGCACCAGGAGCACGCTTGGTGTCTCGCTGTTGCAAGAGTTGTTCGAGTGGAATCTTGCCGAAGACTCCGGCCTGCGAAAGAACGTCTACAACCGGAAATGCTCGGTTTGAGATGTATCCTCGCTGATCCATTGCCAGGTCGAATTCCATCAGGCTGTCAGCCAGGTCAGGACGTAAGGTTGCTAAACTTGTGCTTGGGGAAGGCATTTTATTATTCTCTCTTTGCTTGTTTGATTGTGAAGAAACACTACGGGCTTAGCACCGTGGGCGAGCACCTCACCCGTAGTGCTTGCGGGGGAAACGGGTCAACTACTATGCTGCTTCTAGCACGTAGGTAAGCAATGCGTCGATGTGGGTCGCGGTCGCCAGGTCGCTACCATCTTTGATGATGGTGATTGCGGTGTTAACGTCGTTTGCGACGAACGAGGCACCGTCGGCTAGAATCACGCCGTTGGTTGCGGTTCCGGCACGCAAATAGTTGGAACGTGTCAGTCCAGCTACCTTGGCATCCAGCAAGGAAACCACGCTAGACGACTGCGTTCCGCGAACTAGAACACCGGTTGCAGTCGCTGCGTTGCCTCCGATGGCAATCAATGCTAGGTCTTGCAAACGGTACTTGAACCCAGGAACAGCAGGAAGCAAAGTTGCACCAGCGTTGACGTTTGCAGTCGTGGTACGAACGCGAGCCACTTGAGCAGCGGTCTGATTACCAGACAAGCCACCACCGCTAACGCTCATCACTTCGATGATATCGCCGTCGGTCGTGCTGGTTTCTAGTGCGATACCTTCAACAACGGTTCCGCTTGAAGCAACCTTGCCAGATGCAGCAGCGTAAACCAAATTGCCAGCAGTAACTGCACCGCTTGCAACCATCTTGCGGCTACCAGCAGCACTACGCAAACGAACGGAAACAACGTCGCCAGAAGCAAACGATTCGACTTCCATCGTGCCGAGTGCTTGGTCAGCAGCGGTTGCAACTACAAGCACGGCGCTAGAAATCTTAACTCGGAGGTACTGGTCGATTGCAGCACCAGCGGTAAAAGCCTTTGTGTTAGTATCAACGTATTGACTCATCTTATTAGCCTTATCTTAGTAGGTTTCGAAAGGAAAAATGTTCCGCAATTAGCGGATGCCAGACTCGGACAACATCGCTGCCCGCAATCCTGGGTTCTCTTTGTTGGCACGACGAACAGCCGAAGCTTTGTCGATGCCGTTCTTGACGTGCTTCTCAACTGCGTCTTTCCACTGCTGTGCAGCGTTCTTGAACGACTGAACCGGAGCAGAGCGGACAACCTGAACGCCACGAGCACGCATAGCAGGCTTCTCTTCTTCCATCGGCATAACATGCTCTTCGGCCTTTGCGGCTTCGAGTTGTGCCTTGTATCCGTTCATCTCTTCTTCCATTGCCGACATCTTGGCGGACATTTCGTCCATCTTCGACATCAGTTCCTCAAGAAGCATTTCTCCAACGTCGTCCATCGACTTCTCTTCTTCGAGAGCCTTAACGATGAACTCGGGAGATGCTACCTTGCCATACCTCGCTTTGATGCTCTTGGCAGTCGCAGCGATTTTTTCTGTTGCCATTTCGGAATCTCCT